CTATATTAGTACCATATTTGGTGTATATGCAATGGTTTAAATAATGAAAAAATTTGAAGTAAAAAAAATAACACCTTTACACGATTTGTCCTGGTACATAAAATGGATAAGTTCTTTTATTATATTAATAGGTATGACGTTAACTTCTTTAGAAATAACACCATACAATTTATTTTTGCACACCATAGGATTAATGGGTTGGTTTGTAGTGGGTATGTTATGGCACGATAGAGCTTTAATATTTTTAAATACAGCGGCAATAGCAGTATTCGTAATGGGCATTGTTAAATATTATATTATATTATGAAATTTATTCATTTTGGTCCTGTAATTGGTGGTGTAATAACTAGTGCTGTTTTGTGTAAGGAATTATTAGAACGTGGACGACAAACTACTGTATCACATATCCAACATCTTGCAGGACATTTAGATAAAGAAAATTTATATACAGATAAAGATAAACATTGGTTTGTAGAAAATTTTAAACAATATTTTATTCCATATTTTAGAAAAATACAAGACCAGCACGATCCATTATTTTATTATGCTATACATCCTTTTAAAAAATGTATGATACAAAATTTATGGATAAATTTTATGAAGGGAGGAGAATATAATCCTCCACATACTCATACTGGATCATATTCTTTTGTGTTATTTTTACAAGTACCAGAAGAGATAAAAAAAGAAAGTGCAAATTTTAAAGGCATTGGTCCTGGTCCTGGTCATATTAGATTTCAATATGGTGAAGAACAACCAGAAATTATGACTAAGCATTCCATATTACCAGTTGTAAATGAATTATGGATATTTCCAGCGTCATTACATCATAGTGTTCCACCGTTTAAATCAGATGTAGAAAGAATATCAGTATCAGGTAACATTTTATTAACAGAAGGTGTTGGTGTAAAGAATACACCTACATATGAGGGTGGCGTTCTATCTTTTACAGGTGATAAGGCAGAATTTAAGGTTTAAGTAAAAATGAAAAGAGATATATTAGAAAGTATAATAGATGTTGGTAGTGGTTTTTTATTAGCAATACTAATACAATTACTTATTTTTCCACTCTTTGGATTACATCCAACCATATTGGATAGTATAGGAATTGCTTTAATATTTACAGTAGTTTCTATGACTAGGTCTGCTATATGGAGATGGTGGTTTAGGAGGAATGATGTACGAATTAAAAGATTATTTAAAAGCAATTAACGAATCAAAAGAAAATCTATTAGATACAAATGATATTACTTGGGAAAAGAAATACCCACCATATGTAATTAATAGATGTATGTCTATGTTTTATGATACTGTAATGCATAGTAATGAAATGAATGGTTTACACTTCCTACCAAAACGTATGCAATTTCACTATTTCATAAATAGTATAAGAAAGAAAAGGCGATTTGGAGGTAAATGGTTATCGCAAACCAAGTTAAAGAATTTAGCGTTAGTAAAAGAGTATTATGGATATAGTAATTCAAAAGCAAAAGAGGCTCTTAACATACTTTCATAAAACCAAATTGAGAATATTAAAATAGAACTTATAAAAGGTGGGAGAAAGCTTAAATGAGCGAAGAAATTATTAGTTGGGTACAAAGTGATATGTTAGAGGTAACCATCAAACAACCAGATGATTTCCTTAAAGTAAGAGAAACATTAACTAGAATTGGTGTAGCAAGTAGAAAAGATAAAACTTTATACCAATCTTGTCATATTCTACACAAACAAGGCAAATACTATATAGTCCATTTCAAGGAATTATTTGCTTTAGATGGTAAAAAATCAACGCTATCGGAAAACGATATTCAAAGAAGAAATACAATTACTTTATTATTACAAGACTGGAGTTTAGTAGATGTGGTTAAAAAAGAAATGACCGAAAGTAAAGCTCCGTTGAGTCAGATAAAGGTATTACCATTTAAAGAGAAAAAAGACTGGACTTTATCTGCTAAATATAATATAGGTAAAAAGGTTGACGATAAAAAGAAAACCGAAGAGAAAAAACCTGAAGAAAGTCCAGTAACAGATGGCGAATAAATGCAGATACCAAAATTCAAAGATTACATAACAGAAGCTAAAATTTCTGGACCGTACAGATTAATCATTATATCAGATGAACCTGAAGATGATTTAAATTTCCATACAGCAAAAAATTTATTGAAACAAGCATTAAAGCTTGGTCATAAGGCATATATCTATAGAAATACTGGTGGGTATGTAACTACCGAGGAAGATGGTGAGTTATATTTCCATAATAAGGATGATAAAAAAGGTTTTAGAGTATCATCAAGAGATTCAATTGCTATTGTTAGAGGTTCAGTTGTACGTAGAGATAGTTGGTTAGACTTAATATCAAGATTAGAAAAGCACGTAGTGTGTGTAGTCAATAGCAGACAATGTATAAACGTATGTGCTGATAAGTATAGAACTTCATTAAGACTTGCTGACTATGGTATTAAACAACCTGTATCAGTATTAGTTACTGATCCAGAAAATTCAATGGAAGCTTTTGAACAATTAGACGATAAATTTCCAGTTATTTTAAAAACATTAAGAGGTTCAAAAGGTGTAGGTGTCTTATTCATTGAGTCAGAAAAATCATTAGATTCAATTGTACAATTACTCAATAAACAAGATGAAGATTCTGATATACTATTACAACAATATATTAAAACAGATTGGGATGCTAGAGTTTTAGTATTGCAAGGTAAAGTTTTAGCGACAATGCGAAGGGATGTTGTACCAGGAGATTTTAGAAGTAATGTATCAAGAGGTGCGGAGGTAAGAGAATTAGAACTAACAGAATTAGAAGTAGAAGAAAGTTTAAAAGCGGCGAAGGCAGTAGATGGTCAATGGGTTGCAGTAGATTTTATCCCATCAAAAAATAGAAAGAAAGACCCACCATTTGTTATTGAGGTTAATTCATCTCCAGGCACAGAAGGTATTGAAGAGGCAACAGGAAGAAATTTAAGTAAAGAAATAGTACAACATTTTGAAAATAGAGATACTTGGAAGAAAGTACCTAGTGAGTGTGGATATAAAGAAGTTGTCCACATACATCCATTTGGACGTATAGTAGGTAAATTTGATACAGGCAATTCAGGTACGTCTGTTATACACGCTGATAAAATAAAAAAAGGCGGTGGTAAAATCACTTGGTCATTAAAAGGCAAAACACTTACAAATGATATAGTACGTAAGCAAAAAATTAGTGTAGGTGGTTTAAGAGATTATGAAGAAGAAAGATATGTCATTAAACTTGATGTAGATTTTGCAGGTGGAAAATATAAAGATGTAGAATTTACACTTGATGATAGAGATGAAAAATCAAAAATATTATTTGATAGGGAAACTATGAATAGATTTAATGTTATGGTTAACCCTAATAGAAAATATGTAATAACAACAAAGTATAGTTTAGATGACAAGAAAGGAGAAAAATAAGATAAGATGAGTATAAAAGGAAAAGTAAAATGGTTTAACCCAACAAAGGGTTACGGTTTCATAGCAAGAGAAGACAATGAAAAAGATGTTTTTGTACACTCTTCAGCTGCTCAAGCAGCAAGTTTAGAGTTAAACGAAGGTGATGAATTAACGTTTGAAATTACTGAAGGCGAAAAAGGTAATTCAGCAATAAATTTACAAAAAAACTAAAAATAGAAAGGAGCTACTTCAAGTGGTAAATGAAGAAACAAGAAGTAAAGAAGATATAGCAAAGGATATTAAATTTATCTTGGAAGATAAAATAGCCCCTGCTGTAGCTCAACACAATGGGTTTATAAATTATTTAGATTTTGATGTGGAATCAGGTGTTGCAAAATTAGAATTGGCAGGTAGCTGTTCAGGTTGTGCTATGTCTAAACAAACCTTACAACAAAGTGTAGAAGATATGTTAAAGCATTATGTTCCAGAAGTTAAATCAGTTGTGGGTGAAGATGATATTAAGGCGGCAGAAGATGGATATACGCCCTTTATTCCAAAGAATGAATTTCCTGATTTTGATAGTGAAGAAGAAAAAAGATTAAAAGGACTTATTGACGAGGAGTATAAGCATTGACAATTGATGAGAAATGGTGTATATTATAATTAAGGAGAAATATAATGGCAAGTGATGAAATATTAGTCTGTAGATTGGTAACAGGAGAAGATGTTATTGGAAAAATTACAGAAGGATCAATTCCTTTTTCTC